ATGGCGATTCAATGGAAGTCCGTCCCTAATAGTCCTGGCATTCAATATTTCAAAGAAAAAAAACATGGTCGGCTAAAGCTTGACACTTACTACAGGTGTCATTTTCAGCTTGCAGGTAAAAAGCATTTTGTGGGGCTTGGCTGGGAAAGCAGTGGAATGACCCTAGACAAAGCAATTCAAAAACGTAAAGAGTATTTCGACAATACCAAAGCTGGAGTCAAGCCAAGAAATCCTAAAGAAGAAATTGAGCTTGCACAAGAGCAGGCCAGGAAGGAAGAGGAGGAGGCCAAGATCCGGGAAAGGGATAAAATGACCTTTAGTACCTTTTGGGAAAAATACTACTTAAACAACAATAACAAGAAATCTTGGAGACAAGAGAAATCTTTCTATAAAAATTGGATTGAACCAAACATAGGACATCTTGAGCTTAAAGAAATCAAGCGTATGGATTTGGAAGAGATCAAAAATCAGATGGAAAAGAAAGGGTCAACTCCACGAAACATTCAATATTGTCTAGCTGTGGTTAGACAGGTTTTTAACAGGGCAATTGATCTTGAACTTTATGATAAAGCCAACCCGGTAAAAAAGTCTTTAATGCCTTCAGGGGCAGCAAAAAGCCGGAAAAGGATTTTGACTAAAGAAGAGGAAAAAATCTTGTTCCCTGAGTTGAAAAAAAGAAGTCAATTAAGTCACGATTTGGCTTTAATGTCACTTTATACAGGCATGAGATTTTCTGAAATTGCACGTATGAAATGGGATGATATTTCATGGGAAGAGAATAAAGTTATAATACATAATGCCAAAGATCCGAATAATAAAGACAAGGTGCGTTATGCTTATTTTCCAGATTTTATAAAACGAATGTTAAAAGAAAGACAAGAAGATTCAAGCTGTGTTCTGTGCTTTCCCGGCAAAGATAATGTAATGATGAAATCTGTGCCAAAATGCTTTGAAAGAGCTGTTAGATGCTTAAAATTGAATGAAGGTAAGGACCACTTAAACCGGCTTGTGTTTTATAGTCTCAGGCACAGCTACGCAAGCCGATTGGTGGACATGGGGGTTCACCAATTACATACCCAAAACATGATGGGGCATGATAACATATCCATGACTTCAAAGTATTATCATGGGCAGGATAAAACATTCACTGATATTGCAAAGCTATTTGACCACAAAGCAGGAAAAATTTTACCAATGGCTCAAAATCAATAAAAATAGGGGTAAAACATGAATCAACTTACTGGAATTTATTTACAAATGTATCAGGCATGGAACAAGCCAATAGTGCTGCGGAATGATCAAGAATTAAGTGGTTTTAGCTTTGGCTTAATTAAAAGCCGGGCGTATATGTCAAACTTAGATAGCCGGGGGGAAGGACCAAAAAGCAAACAAAATGCCGGGAGTCAAGTTTATTATGATGCAGCGGATTTGGCACAATGGTTGGAGAGCAGATACAGCGTAAGTGGAACTGAAGGGCAGGTCATTGCATCCAATGGCCGAGAAGTTAAATATTTTGACAAGCTCGAAGATGTTGATTTCAATGAATTTTCGTTTGTTGTTGACCATGAAGGAAATATCCTTTCCCCACAGCGGTAAGTAGTACGCAAGTTCATCATATGCCCGGTCATTTATTTGGCCGGGTTTTTTCGTTACTCGGGGCAACACATTGACTCTAATTACCCTATGCTTTACTTAATATAGTATGGATGGACAAGAAAAGCATGTGGAACAGGTTCCACAACCTGTTGTGGAAGCTATTAAGCAAAAAAATCGGTTAGTCCCCTAGGGGACGATGCGATTAAGCAAAAAATCGGTTACACAACCCGTTGTGGAAGCGATTAAAAGCCATCTAGTTATCTGTTACCAGCACCGACACATTGACTTTTTCTACCCCTGTTATATGTTTTTACTAACCAAAACGAAAAAAGGAGAAAGGAAAATGGCAGATGAAATTTTGGAACTAGGTAAAAGGATTGTACCGATTCACTGGAATTTTGTAGAAGAAGGCATAGAGTCTTCAGATGATGGATGCATAAACATTCACTTGAAATTCTACAGTGATGAGGAAGATTCACTACAAGGGCAGGCTGGATTTTTTAGAAAAAAACCCTGGACTGACAAAACGTATAATGTGGATGTGGAAATAAACCTAGAGGGAGATGACCCAGAGGTGGCCCTTATTCACGAATTGGCACACATTATGGCAATGGAAAGACAGGCTGGAGACTGCCCGGATATTGTGGTGGATAAGTGGGGCCACAATGAGAAGTTCTGGGATTGTTTTGAATATTTTTTCAACCAAATGGATAATCTGAAGGATAGGCTAGAGGATCATTTTGAATTTATGCAAGAACTAGAAGAACAATAAAGGAGACAAGAAAATGGATATGAGAGATTACAGAAACAACATTTATGTCTGTGGAGTTAGGACAGATGGCCGGATTGACCACTTTATGATGCCGAAAGGTACGGTCAATTCTGTGGCACTAGAACCTTATTCATTTGCGTACAATGAAGAAACCAGGGATATATTGAAAAGTAGTACACTGCAATACAAAGGGACTCGCCGAAAGTTTGAACTAGATAGGGCAATGGAACTGGCTTACGAAATGGTAGAAACACTAGAGGCAATGCGAGATGGTAAAAACTTCGTAGGCGCCTACGAAGTTTTATAATCAAAAACTGCGACGACGTCGACGCAGTTTATAAACTGGCAAAAAAAATCCTGTAACCTTAACTTAATAGGAGGTTTTGATGCCATGAAACACAAGGAGTTGAACTATGTACGAGGACTACGAAGATGTAAGCATTGAACAGATGAGAGCAGAGGCCCAGGCACGCAATGCCAAACGTTACGAAAAAGAAAAGGACCGCCTACCACACATAGACGGTCCCTTGCCAAAGGATGAAAACGGCTTGATTCAAATGGATGAACTGCTAGAAATCTAAAATCAGAACCCGGTCAATTAAGAGTATAGTTATTTGGCCGGGTTTGTCAAGGAGAAATATAATGGTTCAAATCGACAATGTTCCCAGTGAATTAAAAACAAAAAAATGCTGGATCGGCTTCGATCTTGTGTGGGATGATGGGCGGCAGAAGTATAGCAAAGTTCCCAAAATTGCCACAAATGGCAGCAATGCATCTTCTACAGATCCAAGCACATGGTGTAGCTTTGAAGAGGCCAAAGCTGGCCCTTGGGATGTGGTAGGTATATCCCTTATAGGTGATGGAATCCTTGGAGTTGACATTGACCACAGAATAGACTTTGAACTGATAAAAAGGTTTGGATCTTATGCTGAACGAAGTCCTTCCGGGGAAGGAACTAGAATCTTAGTCAAAGGAAAGTTGCCAGAAAATGCCAAGAATAAAAATGGTAATAATGAAATATATGCCCACAGTAGGTGTATGACAATTACAGGTGATGTGCTGTATGATGGCCCGATAATTGAGAATCAAGAAGCTGTTAATTATTTTGTGGAGCACTATATAGGCTATCGCACTTCGAGTGCAGACGCGGATCACGTTGACTTTGAACCAGAAGAATTAAGCAAGAGTGACATTGATTCTTTAGATGCCAAGTTGCAGACTGTTCAAGCCTTTTATGACTTGGCAAATGGTAATTGGGAAGATGTATACTCAAGCCAGAGTGAAGCGGATTATGCGCTCTGCTGCCACATGGTAAGAGCACTAGGCAATGCTCCAGGCAAGATTGAAACAGCCTTGAAAATGACTAAAGCAGTTAGGGAGAAATGGGATGAATCGAGAGGTGATACAACATACCTTAGACAAACAATCATGCAAGCAATAGCAGATGTGGAAGATCAAGGGGAAATGCCAGAGATAATAGAAGAGGAAAAACAGCCTAGCTTGAGGGAAAAGATTGAAGCTTACGTAGAGGAAGCCCCAGGAATGTTCTACGTCAACCAAATGGATCAAGAGCTAGGCATAAGCCAGAAGGACAAAGGTAATAGGTCTGTGATCCTGAACAGGCTGGAGAAGGAAGGGAAGGTAGCAAGAGGTAATATCAGGGGGCAATGGAGAGTCAGGAACAAGGAAAAGCAGGTGATGAACTTCAGCAAGATTGATCGAACAGAAGTAAGCTTGCCTCTACCTTTCAACCTGAATGAGCATTATAAAATCAAGCCGGGAAATGTCATAATCGTGGCCGGGGCAACAAATGGTGGCAAAACAGCCTTTGTGCTGAATTTAATCCACAGTATCTTAAACCAAAGGGCAGCAAAGGTGGCAGATGCCTTAGGTATGAAGGCTGAAAGACATACAGCTTTGTCTAAAAATTATGTGCTCTTCAATCCACAACAGCAAGGCTTTGATGCTGATTCCATATCGGTTAGTGAACTACTTAATAAGCAACTAAACAAGAAATCAGGCAAAATCAAAGTCTGTTATATGAATGCAGAAGGAACAGAGGAAGAGGAGTTTGAAGAAAGATTAGATGCCTTCCCAGGTGGCCTGGAATCCTTCATTGAACATGACAACTTTGAAATGATCAAACGTAGTGAAGACTTTGAAGACATTATAGAACCAGGAACAATAACCATTGTGGACTACCTGCAAATGTTTGATAACTTCTATAATGTAGGTCAAAAGATAAAAAACATGAAGGATAGTATAGGCAAAGGCTTGCTCATTGTCTGTGTGCAGAAGAAAAACAGCAAAGACAAGCTCTATGGTAGAGGTGGGGAATTTGGACTTGAACAAGCCCGGTTAGGTGTCAGCCTGGACTCAAATAAGCCGTATGGTCATATCATAACTGTGACCAAAGGCAAGAACGTGAGGAAAGGAAAAGACATTGAAGGCATGTCAATGGATTATAAGCTGGAAGAAGACGGATCAAAGATAGTACCTGTAACAGATTGGAGATATGTGAAAAGCAGTAAGGAACGAGACAAAATCAACAAAGACTATGAACTTGATGACACAGATTACATACCCGAAACAGTAAATGAGTGCAAGAACGAAAATCTACGAGCCTTAGTATAAAAAATTGACTTCTGGCCAGAGTTCAATTTTGATAACCGTCTTCTTATGAGGACGGTTTTTTTTGTTTAAATGTTGAGTGCAAGGTTTTACTACTTTTCCACAAAAATAAGGTTTTTTGATAACCAAATTTTAGATGGTAATTTTACTTACACTTTTTTGAAGTACGTTTGTAAGTAAGTCCTAAATATAAACATATATTTCCACAACTACCTATTATTATTATATTTTTTACTGTAAGTAAAATTACCATTGAATTTACCTCTGTGGATTATACCTTTATTTATGGACTTACTTACAAAATTTACAAATGTTGAGTGCAAGAAATAAAATAATCTCCTGCACTCAATGCACTTGAGTTCTACTTTATCCTCTTGCCACATTCAGTACAAAACAATATTTCATCCTGCTCAAGCATTACTTCAACTAAAGCTGATTCCACAAGCTGATCTCTGTGGTCAATATCCTGCCAGTCATCCTCTGTCATGCAAGCAACACATTTTACATCATTACCAACATACGCGCCCAACACATCATCCAAACATACCGTAGCAACTACCGTAGACATACCGCTTACTCCTGTCAGTTTTATGTTCTCCGACTCAAAAACATGACTGCATTCTGTCATATTTTGGACATACTGTCAATAGTTATCCTACAATTTGTCGAAAGACTAGTTTTATAAAGACTAGAATTACACTGTAGTTATCTAGGCTTTACATTACAGGTATTGACAACAGTAACTTAAATGATTATATGTATTATAGATCATTGATAAAATCAGGAGTGACAAGGCATTACACTATTACAAATAATAATCATTATCATTAAGGAAAGGCTAGAAAATGGCATCTGTGGCTAGAGACTAGAAAAGGGTGAATACCTCAATAAAAACAAAATCATTTCAGGCATTTGTTAACTTGATTTAAGTAAAGCCAATGATTCCAGCTACTTACAAAGAGTCAATTAAATCAGGTAGATGACTGCCTGACCTTTTGATTGACAATCAAAGTGCCTGAGGAATTATTTAATGAAAGCAGTTACTTGAAGCGTATAAAACCAGCTCTTATACGCTCTTTATACGCAAAGGCAGTGTCCCCCCGAGTTGGCATGGATTTTGGGCGGTCTAGGTCATTCACATAAATCGCACCATTTTTTATGACCCTGGAATATATTAACTGTGGAGTAATTAAATATGGCAGAATACAACGAAAAAGGCATAGATGACTTAAGAGATGCTTTGGCAATAGATGAGATTGACGGAAGGACAAAAAAAGCCCGTAAAATCAAAATGATAAGCCGTGGCTTAGAGGAAGACTTCTATGACTCCCTGGCTTTTATGCTCAGGCAGGATATAGCAGTTAACAAAAGCATTGAGCATGAAATAGTAAGTAAAGGCTTAAAATCCAATGATCCTGAATGGATGAAAGAGTTGAAACAGATTAGAAAGGATTCCTTGGATAAGTTAAAGCTCTTGGAAAAGATAAATAAAGGACATCAAATGTCTAACAAAGACAATGACATAGCGAAGCTTATATTAGGTGGCAATGATGAATAACCAGTTAAAAGACAGAATCGAACTGTGGAAAAAGCCGCCAGAAGGCATTATCACGTGGATAGATGATGTCAAACCAAAAATTAAAGGTAGGAATCTAAGGCCAATAGTATTTGAGCCTTTGGACTGGCAAAAAGAGTTCTTGCTAGAGGCTTTAAGCGTAGAAAATGGTGAATACAAGTATACAGACGTTATTTCTGTGCTACCTAAGAGGCATGGGAAAAGCGTTTTAATGGCTATGATAGTTTTATACAACTTCTTTGTAGCCATGCCTGGATCAAATATCAAAGTTGTAGCAAATAGCCTATCACAGACCAAGAGAGTCGGCTTTAATATCTTAAAGTATGTTATTCACCAAACACCATTTTTATATAAGCAGATTGGAGATGAAAACCTACAGGGCGAAGTGATCTATTATAAGCAGATGGATGCCAAAATTGAAGTTGTAACTTCTGCTGAAAAAGCCATGCATGGCGAACAAGTCTCTTGTGCTTGGTTATCAGAGCTGCACACAGCGTCAAATCTGGATGCATACCTGACCTTGAGTGCAAGCATGGGAGATACAGCAAATGCCATGCTTTTGGCAGACACAAACCAGGCCCATGATGGTTCACCTGTGCATCTTGTGGAGAAAATGGCCCAGGATAACCCATCCATGTTCTTTTATTCCTTTGAGTATTCCAGCCTAGAAGATGCCATAGAACGTCAACCGGCTTGGCTTGGGGAGAAATGGCTTAGATCCCAATATACCAAATGCCGGGAAGAACCGGGGCGATTTGAGAGGCTGCACCTAAATAAGCGCACAGCTTCCAGCAATAGGCTGTTTTCATCTCAAAACATACGGGCAGCAGGTCAGGACTATCCCAATAATCTGCCTCTGGATAAGTTCAAGGAGATGATTGCAGATCGAAAGTTTGCAATCGGAGTAGGTCTTGATCGGGCAAAAAGTGGAAGTCTGCATGGAGATAAGACAATACTTACGATCACTGCCAGAACAACAGATGCTGATGGCGAACCTGCGTATTATGTGCTTTCCCAGGAAGAAATAAAGTTTTCATTGGGAAAGACAATCAAAAAGAAGGTTATTGAAGCTTCTGAAAAATACGGCATAGATAAGATAATTTTAGAAGACTTCGATGTGCAGGACTTGTATCAATTCTTTGTGGAACGTGGCTTTGATTGTGATGCATTATACCCAGGAACAAAACAGCAAGTTCCTGCATTTTTCGGCCTTGCAAGGCTATTTGAAGAGGGCAGAATATTCTATCCTAGAGAATTAAAGTTGTTGCCAAAAGAATTGAACAACTTTGTTTTTGAATATACAGACAAAGGCAATCCCACTTTTGGATCGGGGCGAAAGAAAAAGGATGATGCTGTTTATAGTCTGGCATGGTCTATTTATGCTCTTAAAAACCAAGAAACAACAGTATATCAGTTAAATGACATTGTTTGTACTAGCAAGAGCAGACATGCAAGGCATTGTTATTTACGTAATGGAGATATGATTTTAAGATGTGCTGACCAATGCTATGCACATAAACAAGTACAGTCCATGTATAACAGTTATATGCGAACAAATGTTGATTCTGAGTTGTCTATACAGCAATTCTTTAAAAGGCTAGTCAAAGTATCAGGCATTAAGACTTACAATGCTCTTTAATATCAGGGTCTTGACAAGTTAACTAAAGTGATTATATTATAAATAAGCGATTGCTTAAACACTTAAAAGGAAAGCTATGCTAGATTATACTTTTGCACTTAATCAATTACAAGATGAGTCTTCAAGACGCATGGATGCACAAAAACGCATTCAGCTCTATGAAGGCAATCAGATACCTTATATAGAAGAAAGGCTTGAGGAACATTTTAGTGACATAACTAAGTTTTCTCCGACTTCTTTAAATGTGGTCAAGAAGATCATAAATGCCAAATCAGCAGTTTATATCAAGGATGCAAAGCGTACTTGCAGTTCAGAAAAGGACACAAAGCTGTATAAGCAGATACAAGAGCAAAGCGCATTAGGTCTGAGAATGCGACAAGCCAACAGGCTTTCAAAGCTTACTGGAGTTGTCTTACTTAAGGTGGTCTGGCGAAATGGCAAAATTGACCTGGATGTAATTACTCCGGATATTTGTTCTGTGGAAACTGGCAAGAGTCCCAGAGACTTAAAAAGTGTAACGATTACGCACTATCCGGCAGATGAAAGAGTCAGTGAGCTTACGCATGTTCGCTGGACTCCAGCCAAAATTGAAAGGCTAGATTATAACGGCAATGTCAAAAGCCAGGAGTCAAACCCATACGGCTTTTTGCCTTTTGTGCCTGTGTGGTCTGACCTGCCCATTTATGATTTTTGGGTTGAACCAGGAGACAGTTTAGTTTCCACACAGCTTGCAATCAACGAAAAGCTCACTGATTTAATTTACATTTTGAGACTGCAAGGCTTTTCTTTGCCAGTGCTTAAGGGCACAAAAAACGAATTGATCGAGTTTAGCCCAGGGCAGGCAATATCTTTGCCTGACTCACAATATGCTGATTTTTCTTTTGAGTCTCCCAACAGTCCTATCAAGGCAGTTGTGGATTCCATTGACTACTTAATCAGAGAGTTAGCAGTTACGGAAGGCTTGCCAGCATCTTACTTATCCAGCAAGCCAAGTGAACGCAAGTCTGGTTATGCTCTACTTGTCCAGAACAAAGAGCTGCAAGAGATTCGAGACAATGATATTGACCTATTTAAGATATACGAAAAGGAGCTTTTTGAAACAATAAAAGCCGTCTGGAATTACCACAATGTAAGTAATAGGTTTGGAGATAGTACACTTAAGGTCAACTTTTTCGATCCTACACAAGTGCAGGCAGAAGAAAAAGCCGACTTTTGGTCAAAAATGATTGAAATGGGCGCAATGTCTCCAGTTGACATAATAATGCGGCTTGATCCTGACCTTTCAGAAGAGCAGGCCAAACAAAAATTTAATCAAAATAAACTCGTCAACTCAGACGTAAAAGGAGATGAATAATGTCAGAGGAAAATGGCGTATTGCATCTTGATAGGTTTTTTCTTGCTGGAAAGTCAAAGCAAGAGAAAGAAGACTTAATAGATAAGTACAAGAAAGAATATCATGTAAATGATGTTAAACTTATACCTTCCGTCAACTCAGACGTAAAAGGAGAATAATTTATGACTACAGAAAATACGGAACAGACTACCGAAACAGTCGAGACAACAGAACAGACCACAGAACAGGTTAGCACTCCTGAAAAAAGTGAAAACATGATTCCAAAGTCAAGGCTGGATCAGGAAATTCAAAAGCGCAAGGCCATGTCTGAACAAATGTCATCCCTTGTGGAAGACCTTAAGCAAGACATTCCAGAAGACATGCAGGATTTGATTCCTGACCTTGCACCTGATCAACAAATTGCCTGGATCAGAAACGCAACTAAGAAAGGTCTGTTCAATACGGTAAAGGCAGATGGTCCTGATAGCAATACTCCAGGGCCAAGCAATCAAGATGTGGATCTATCTAATATGGATGCATATAACAAACTACTTTATGGATTTAATAAATAAGGAGAATTAAAATATGGCAATGACACTTGCACAGCAACAGTTGCTTATCAAAGATGCGGTAAAGTCTGGAGTTATTGATATTTTCCAGGAAGAAAGTCAGGTACTTAAGTATTTGCCTTTCAAAAATATCAATAGCAATGCGTATGTGTATAATCAAGAAGCCACGTTGCCTGGGGCTAACTTTCGGGCAGTCAATGGAAGTTATGACCAAGCAGAAGGCACTTGGAGTCAAAGCACTGAAACCTTAGTAGCTTTCGGAAACGAAACAAAAATTGACAGATACCTGACCAAAACGCAAAACACAAATGATGTGCGTGCAGAGCAGGTGCAAATGATGATTAAGTCTCTTGCACTGGACTTTGATGCATCTTTTCTGTCCTCTAATGAGGCTGGATCTAGTGCGACTCCAAATAGCTTTGATGGTTTGGGCTATCGGCTTGGATCTGGACAGAAAATTGATGGTGGTGGTGATGCCTTGACCTTGACTGAGTTGGATCAGCTTATTGATGCAATCAAAGGTCAAAATCCTACTTGCATCTTTTGTGATCCTGCAATGGTCCGCAAGGTATCTAACTTGGTAAGAAGCGAAAATCAGGCAGTTGAGACAGTCTCAAATAGCTTTGGGCAGCGTTTGGTTATGTATGCAGGCGTTCCACTTGTCGCTTGCGAAGAGGATAGTAGCGGAAATCCTGTGCTCAATGATGGTTCATCTAGCCCGGCTTACACAGCTTACGCTTGCAAGTTTGGTAATGACATGTGCGTAGGATTGCAAAGTGGAGGAATTGAGATGGAGTCCAGAAAGGAATTTCCGCATGAGATCATCAGCGTGGAATGGATCGTTTCTTTCATCCTTGCACATCCGAAGTCTGCTGCCATGCTGCACAACTTCACTATCTAATTGATATGTGGCCCTTCGGGGCCACTTTAATAAAGAGGTGCAGCTATGAGGAAAGCAGACTTAAGCGCAGAAAATACTTGGACAGGCACGAAAGAAGTATATGGCAACTGTGACTTGTCTATTGAAGGTACATTTGAAGGTACATTGACCTTGCAGCGTAGCTTTGATGATGGTTCAACCTGGAAAGATGTAGATACATTTTCAGCACAGTTTGAGTCATATTTCTATGAACCAAGGCCAGATGTGCTTTACAGGTTAGGATTTAAGACAGGCGATTATACTTCTGGAACAGCAACAGTCATTTTGTATTAGGACAAAATATGTACATAACAGTTACCGAAGCTGACAATTATATTGCAACAAGGCCATATTCTGATTCTTGGCCGGATGACTCAAGTGCAGGTGAAGCAGAAAAAGAGCTTTACCTAGAAGCTGCAACTCACATGCTAGACAACTACGTACAATGGCATGGAGTCAAGACAGATTCTGACCAGGACAATGAATGGCCTCGAATGTATGTCAGGGACAGACAGGGCTTTTTGATTGACAAGGATGAAGTGCCACAGGTTGTCAAGTATGCAACAGTAGAGCTTGCACTTGCTTTGCTTGACCATGACTTGTTGCAAGTAAGTCCAGCCAACATAAGCCAAATTGACCTTTTATCCTTGTCCGTCAATTTAAGCAAGTCCAGCACTGTCATTCCTGACCGAGTGTGGATTCTTATAGCGCACCTGGGCCAGAGACTTGGAGATAGGGCCACAATAAAGGTCACAAGATGAAGAAAAGCGTACAGAATACAGCTAAAAAGGCTTTCAAGTCTTTAGGAGACTTACGAAAGGATATTGTGGTCAAGCACAAAGAATCCGAATATTTTGACCCATCAACTGGAAGCTCTGTCACAGAATGGTCAGAACATCCAGTAAAGGCCATTATAACACATTTTACAAGGGTTGAATTACAGTCTAACTCTATCAATCCTAATGACAAAAAAGTCTCTTTTCTCTGTGATGATCTTCCTGTGGAGTTAAGCCTAAATGATAAGCTAGTAATTGATGGAAGCGAAAAAACAATTATCCACATTAAAAAAGATGTGTCTGACTCACTTTATGAGGTTCAAGTTTAATGAGTGACTTAGCTCAATTACAGATTAAGCTCGAAGGTGCAAAAGATGTTGTCAAAGAACTTGGCAGTATGGAGAAAGCTGCACGTAGAGTGCAGAAGGCCACAGATGGCATTTTTAAAGGCACTAAGCAAAGTGCTACCAGTAGGGCAATGCAAAGCCACCAAAAGCAAATGGCAAAAGTGGCCCAAAGTTACAAAGAAGCCGATGCTGCTGCACAAGCCTACTGGTCAGATATCCGTAAAAATGCAAGCAAGGTAGAAACAGACCTTAAGCAACTTAAAAAAGCAAATGTTGCGGCTTTTGACCGGGAAGATGCCCGACTATTCCGTAAAGAGTTAGGGGCAAATGAAACTGCTTTGCGAAAACTACGTGGCAAGATCCCTGATGAACAATTTAATAAACTCCAGCATGAAATTTCACAAAGCCGCAGAGAGCTTAATAAGCTCAATGATACCAGCAAACGTGCTGCCTCTGGATTCTCTAGGCTATCAGGTGCAATGGCTGGAATTGCAGCAGGTGGGGCAGCAGCGGGCGCCATAGCTTACATGGGTAAACAGCTCTTAGAGACAACTGCACAGCTTAAACAAAGTGCTGCCCAGGCCAACATGACTGTGGAAAGCTACCAGAAATTGCAGCATGTGGCCACACAATACACTATTACACAAGATGCCTTGATTGACGGCCTGAAAGAATTGAACTTAAGAGCTGATGAATGGGTTGTCACAGGTGCAGGACCAGCAGCAGAAGCTTTTGAAAGATTAGGTTACTCTCAGAAAGAGCTGAACAAACAGCTCAATGATACCCCGGCATTACTTAATGACGTGATAAAGCGTATGCAAGGCTTAGACAAGGCTGCACAAATCCGCATTGCAGATGAGTTATTCGGAGGAAGTGGTGGTGAGCAATTTGTGGCAATGATAAATGATGGCAGCAAATCAGTTGCAGAGTTGACCAAAGAGGCCGAAAAGCTTGGCCTTGTAATGGATAGTAACCTTGTGGATTCAGCAGTTGAAGCCAACAGAGCACTTGATACCACTTTTCGGATACTTAAGACAAACCTGACCAGAGCATTGATTACCCTTACTCCACACATTGTATCCATTGCTGAATCTTTCGGGCAATGGGCTACCAATATCAGTAATGTAATGGACAAGCTTATGCCAATACAGCTTATGTCCTTGGAAGGTTTGAGAAAAGAAATCGAGGCCACAGAAGAAAGCATTGATAAATATGAAAAAAAGATGCGGGAAGGTGGCAAGATTTCAGGTGCATGGGGCAGCAAGCTTTCCGAAGCAAGAGATTACCTGGAAGAGCTACGGAAAGAAGAAAAGGCCACTGAGCAACAGTTGGAATCTTTTAAAAAGGCAATGCAGGCAGGCACAAGGACTTTTGAAGGCAACACAGAGGCCAACAAGGAAAACGCTGATAGTCTTGCAAATTGGCTAACCCAACAAGAGCTTTTAACGTCTGCTGTAACAATGTGGGATACATTTAAGGATAGATCAAATGACAACATTTGCAATAGCACTGGAGAAAAGCAAAGCAAGAGTAGCAATAGACACAATGTCAAATACAGGAGATTCTTTCACAAAGATAATCCCATTTCCACACATTGGAGCAATGACAATAACGAGTGGCAAGGCAGCAATGCAACCGAGGCTTGCTTACCAGTTGCTGCTTAATAATCATATTGATACTTTTGACGATTTTTTAGAACAGGCAGAGGATACCTGTTTTGCTGCATATTACCAGACGTGTGAAGAGCTAAGAGATTTAGAAGGTATTGATTGTCATATATTTAGCTACCCCGAAAAGACAGCTTATCCCCCTTTAAATGTGGAATTTATCACTATTGGGTATAGCAATGCAGAAGAGCAGATGATCATATCCACAACAAGTATAAGTAATTGGGATGTTAATCAATTTAATATAAAAAACCCTCAAGTTTGTGGTAGGGCAGCAGATGCCATTGACGAGTTTGAAGGCAAGTTAGGCAGATATCTTAATAGCAGTAGAGAAGATTTAATGGCTTGTATTGGGTATCAAGCGATATGGGCAGAAAAGCAGGGATTTACAATAGGAAGTATAGGTGGGGGAGAGATAAATATTATAGACATGGACAAAGATAGGCATATATCCATGTCAGTGTCTGGCACAATAGAGGACTGCATAAACTATGCTAAGGGGATGCTTAAACCTAAGGTATCCGTAGTCAAAGGTAAAAAGCCAAGTAAAAACGCTTTGTGTCCTTGTGGAAGTGGCCGGAAATATAAGTCATGCTGCGGGAAGGTAAAATGAGTAATTTAATCAATGAGCTTTACGACAAAAGTAATTCAATCCTTGGTGATGCTGTTTACAGATACAAGAATTACTTAAACCAAGGCAAGCTTAAAAAATGTCAGAAACAGATGGAAACCATAATGGAGCTTGCTGACCACTTGGAACTAGCAGAAGCACAAGCCGAGTCAGACGAAGATATGCAGAAGCTTGAAGTTGTTGAAGATTTAATCCGGCAGGCAATGGAGCACATCCTAGAAGATACGGATGAAACCTTTGCTGAATATAAGCAAGCCAATGATAACCCAGGCAGAAATGATCCCTGTTCTTGTGGATCTGGCCTTAAGTTCAAAAAGTGCTGTGGGGCTTAAGTTATGTTTACCTGCAAAGACTGTCCACATTTTGACAGATGCACTAAGCCTTGTCCTGCTATGCAAAGTCTTATCAAGCAAAAAGGGGCAAACTTTGAACATTACTTTTCCGATAACAAAACAGGTAAACCCCGTGTGGAAGTAATGCCCCCGGCAGGTCATAGGGAAGTATGCTTTACAGTATTTGAACGTGCGTACGAAAACGACAAAGAGGAAGTCCACAATACGCTTGACGACTACATAGATCATTCTGATCCAACTTTTGAAAATGTGGCTGCAATAGAAGATAGGAAAAAAGAGGTAGCCAAAATATATCCACAAGAAGATATGTCACTGAAAACTAAGTTATTTATTGATAGGTTTTTGCTGCGTATTCCTTGGAAAGACTTAGAAGTCAAATATGACAAGCCAAAAGAAAATTTACAACAAAATTATAATAAGGCTAAGAAAAGAGTTGTTGACGTTTTAACTTACATGGATGACAAAGACAGAGAAGTCAAAAATTATCACATAGCCAAACGAAAAATAAATACAAAACTTAATGCAGATGTGAAATGTTATCTGCTGCGTACACTATTTGGCTTGTCTAACAAAAATATAGCTGAGATAGCAGGCTGCAAGGAAAAATATGTGGCCGATTATATCGGCAGGATAAACCGTAGGCTTAGGTCAGGAGAAAATATTTTGGAAATTGCAGCTTAA